ACCATTTCAGGATTCCGAAATATGAGATCATAGCCCTTGCATTGTGAACGCTTATATTCACGGCGGCCTTTTTCGCTTTCCGTGAGATTCGGAACATCAGTTTCTTGCACATGATGATTATGCCAATTTATGCTGAGCAAGGGGAGAAATCCCCTTGCAACCCCTTAGGGGTTTTTGAGACGGGGGCGAGAACCGCCAGACCAGCGCGAGTAAGAAGCCGTGACGTCCCAGTATCCGCAGAACAACCCGCCAGTCGCACCAATGCCCGCATCACCGCCAAGCAGGAGGATTGTGTTGCTCGTTACTGTGATGTAGTAATAATCTCCCACTGGGTTGCTTGAGTTGCCACCTATCGCCGTACACAGCGGTGCTATTGCCAACCCCTCTGTTATACCGAGCGATTGCACATATCCTGCCGTACTTGCCAACACCACGCCCGTGTCTTTATGCTTTGAGGTGTCTATGGCATCGTAGTTGTCCGTATCTCCACGTTCAGCAAGCCACACCTTGTTCGTGTTAGCCTGATGATATACACCGAGGATATACTGGAATTTATTTCCATACAGACACTCGCCACGGTAGTATGCGTTGACATATCCGTTCGCCCCGATATATCCACTCATAGAACCGATGGCCTCATCTGCGTTGTTTATGATTCCGTGGAGCGATACAAAATCGGTGACCGCCACCGTTACGTTATCAGCCAGAGTGATGGTCGCTGTGTTGCCGTTCAGCGTTGCGCTGACGACAGACGTTCTCGCTATGTTATATCCGCCGCCTGCCGTTCCGATGTCAACAATGGCTCCTTTTGTCAGCAGAGCCGCCGAAAGACCTGTTGCCGTCACATTTATGACGTTTCCACCTGAAACCGCTGAATCGGGGTGCATGGACTGTTTGTATAAATTTACACACCCGTTACCGATAGCCGCCTGTGAATTGAGTGTTGCGTACTCAACCACCATCAGCAGAGCAGAGGCATCTATGTTGTAGACATCTACGAGCGAACCGCCGTAGTTCTTTGCATATGTGTGCTGTGTCGATACCGCTATGTTTGCCATCGGCATACCAAGCACAGGAAGGTTACAATGCTTTGATGTTCCGTCGATGGTGAGCTGAACGTCAGCTCCGAGCCATCTTCCTGTTATCATTGCAGGGTATTCGATATTGTTCTGATTGAACTCGTCCGTGACGTCAAAATATCTGTAATTTCCGAGCTCGTAGGTTCTTCCGAAGAATGACGGAGTATATACCCACACGCCGTACTCGTGCTCATAGTCAAAATTGACGTCGCCTTCCCACGCCACCACGCAGTCCGTGATGTCGTCTGCCGGCGTCAACGTCCTGTATGTGGGAATGTCGATATTACAGAGCTTTCTGCCGCTCCACGGGTAAATGCTGTCGAAGGGGTTATCGTATGACGGATTGACTGCCCCGAAGTGTCCGAAGTTTGCCGTGTTATCGGTTATAGAGGCAGCGTCGTTCAGTCTCACGCCTTTGGCGTTCACCTTGTCCCATTGGAGCGTGTAATGTTTTGCGTCCGTTGACGGTGTGGAATTGAGTATATCCACAAGCAGGTCGCTGTTCTTGAAGAACCCCTGTTTCTCGAATCCTGTCACCATATCAGCGACACGGTAAAATCCTGCGCCGATGTAGATGGTGCAGAGATACATTCCAGTATTGAGAGCCGACACGTCGAACAGCACATGGTCTCCGGCTGTGTTGACTTCCGTGAGGACTTCCGAAATATCTCCCATCGTTGTGGTGGGTGATGTTACCTTCACCGTTTGGAGTATATCGTTATACACGCCGATGTTCTTGATAGCCTGCCGTTTTTCGGCTTTGCTTTTGCTCTGCGCGGTGCCGTACCGGACAGAATCGTTGCTGGGAGCTGACGCGTTATACGCGCCTCCGTCTTTCCAGCTCCCGTCGTAGTAGTACCAGTGGCCGGCAGTATATCCGGCTTCGGTTCCGGCATATACATATATCCGGTCATGGTCTGTCATGTCCGCCGCTGTGTTGGCGACCAGCGGAGAACCGACCATGTTTTTGGTGGCAAACTTGTCACCTATTTTATCCCAGAGGCCTTCGGAATAATGCTGTAATCCGTTTTTGTCAAGATATTCGCTCATGTCAAATCTCCTATTATTTCATCAATTTCGTCGTTCGTGATGGGTGTTCCTGCCGTTCCTCCGCCTTCAGCTATTGCCATGAGTAAGGCTTCGATCCGGCTCTGCGGTTCGCCGATGTCGTAGCTCTCGCCGAGGATATTCTGCAATAGAGCTTCGTTCCGGCTCTGGGGTGCGCCATAATCCATTAGTCCAGTCCTCCTATTATGTCGTCTATTTCGTCATCGGATATTCCTCCGAGGTCGTCCAGTATTGACTGCATGCGCTCGATTATCGAAATAACCGAGGATATGTCACCGCCGATGACCGCTTTCAGGACTCGGAGCAGAACTGTGTTCCCTTCCTCCAGAGCCGTCGTCAGGGTGATCTGTGTCGCCGTCGCGGTGTAGTCCTCCGCTCCTGCTTTCAGGCCGTTGATGTAAACCTCCAGAATGTCGGTCGCCGGGTTGTATTCCCTGATCCCGATGTCTATGACCGTCTCGCTGGCCTCCGCCGTATGGCTGTGCTTCAGCTCCAGCATGTTCATCGTGCACGTCAGATCGTCGCTCAACGTCTGTATGAACGCGGACCAGTCGGCCTGCTGTTGCCTCTTGTACTCGTTATACGCCGCCGTGAACGCGGCGAACTGCTCGGCGTATGCCGCCGCGTACTGCTCAAAGAGGGTGCTTGTGTCGACCTGCTGGATCAGCCCGGCCACCCACGGGAACTCAACGCCCCGGAGGTCTGTGATAACGCTCTGCGTGATAGCCCCTGCCGACGGCGCCACCAGAATGTTCGCGATCCGGTACTCCATGACGCTGGCGCTCTGGGTGATCTCCGGCGCCTGCGGTGTCGAGGAGGCCGTCCCTGTTCGATATACGATGTTTCCGGACCGTCCACTCGCTCTCTTGTCCACCTGTGCGATGACGCTGTCTATGCGGTTATACAGCGCGGTATTCGCCGGCACCGTGATGATGACCGGCGTCGAGTTTTCGAACCATTTGGCCGCCACGATCGCCTGTCCTGCCTGAACCGTGATGTTCATTCCGGAGCCGGAGGCGACGACCTGCAGATCCGTGCTCGGCTGTCCTGCCGGTGTCGCGAATACTCCGTCAGCGATCACCCTTGAATATGGCTTGTTCATGTCCTCGGCGCTGTACGTCCTGTCGCCGTTCACGGCGTCGAAAAAGCCGCATTTTACGCTGAAATTCTGGTCTGCCATGTCATTCTCCTTTATTCGTCTATGTATTCATATTTAGGCGTCACGGTGTGCCCTGTGGCGTCAAAGACTTCTTCGACCTCCACGATCCGCGCCTTTGCGGTTATCCCGTAGCCGCTCTCGATCGTGACGATGTCGCCCAGCTCGTAGTCGACGCCGAACACAAAGTTTCCGTTCGGCTCGATCTCTCCGCTGAATGAAACCTTCTCGCCGTACTCTGCAAGCTTTGTTATTCCCCGGTCGGTCAGGTAGCTGTAATACAGCGCGTTTATGACCTCAGCTGTGGTGTCGTCCTCCGGCGCCGCGTCTGTGACCTCCGCCACGTCGATGTTCATGATCTCGTAGTATCTCGCGCCGTCTATGGTCACGACCATGCCGTGCGTGTATTCCTCCGTCAGTATGGCCTCCTGTGCGGCGCTCAGGAGCGCGATATTCAACGTGTCGAGGTGGTAGTAGTATTTATACTCGGGTTCCTCTTGCGTGCCGATATTGACCGTTCTGACGTACCCTCCCGGGTATGCCTTCGTGAGCTCGCCGTATGTGATACTGTGGGACAGGTCTCTCGCGTCGATGTAGACCTCATACCGGTCGGCGCCGGTCGCCTCTCCGCACGGTATCTTTACACGGTCGGAGCCTTCGCCCTCGCCTGCCACCAGCGAAACGTTCCCGAGCTTCGTGCAGTCGTCGATGTACTGCGTCGTGATAAGGTTGCCGAACTCATCGGAAAAGAACACCTCGTTCGACCTGTCCGCGCCCTTGTAAATCTCGAACTTGAAATGACCGCCGTCCGGGACGAGCCGGAAGCCCCAGCCCTCGCGCTTGCAGATGTCCGCCAGCTTGTCGGCCACGTTCCCGTAGCTCGTCTGGTCTCCGCCTGTTTCCTTGAACCCCTGCAGCGATCCCGTCTGGATCAGCTGAACGCCGCCGGGTGTTTTGATTATCCTGTCCGCGCCTGCGGTTCCTCCGGTCGACTCCGCGACCAGACTGTGGAGCCACGGCTCCAGCTTTCCGTTGCACGTCGACGTTCCCCAGACGATCCTCTGCGCCAGAATACCCTCAGCCGTTTCGAGGGAAAATATCAAATAGTTTCCGTTCTCCGCGCTGGTGTCCAGCTCGATTTTCCTGATCCTCATCAGCCGGTTGCTGTCGGACCTCTGCACGTAATACCCCTGCCGGATATTCTGCAACGCCTCGGTGGTGGCGGCGATATATAACTCGCCTGCTCCGACTTTGTTGTAGTAAACGTCCCAGATCACGCTCGTGTAGCTGTCTATCAGCATGACGAGGTTCAGGTCCTTGTCGAGTATGTATATCTCCATGCCGCACCTCGTCAAAGCCCACGGTAGACGTTATGGTACCGGAACACGATCTCGATCTGTCCCTCCGGCGCCTCGTCGTTCACCAGATAGCCGAACCGGTTGACTCCCGGTGCCAGCTGTGGGAACGTTCCGCCCCGGTTGTATGCCGACATGAGGTTGCTGACCACGCCACCACGAATCAGTTTGATGGTCTTGTTTCCCGTGACCGTGCTGATCTCCACTATATCTCCGGCGAGGAATGTGTACGTCAATTTGATCGCGTCGCCCGTGGTCTCGTTCCGTAGCTCCACAGAGGCCGCGTTCTCGTTGAACCTGATCGTGATGAGCGCGCCCGTCTCCGCGTCGCTGGTGTTGTTGACGATGATCCCCTCGTCGTCCATCAGCTCGGATATTATCACCGGCTCGCCCTCGTTTATGCTGAACGGAAAGGTGAACCTCGGCACCGTGTTCGAACTGTCGCCGAGTATCTCGTCCACGCCCTTCCAGTACGGGTCGGGACAAAGGATAGAAATCTGCGCGACCTGTCTCATGGTGAACGGCGTATAGTTGACGCTCTCCACGATCCCGTCGATGTACACGCTCCGGGTGTTGTTTGAGTACCGCACCCGGCACCACTCTTTCACTCTTGCCGCGTTGTTCAGCCTCTGCCGGTTCTCCTCCCGGTTGCCGTTTATCTTGACATAAAGGACCACGTTCCGGGTGTTCAGCTTTGAACTGTTAAATGTGGCTCCGTCCTTCCCTGCCGACACGGCGAGGTTGACGTTCGCCAGCGGAGGGTTCGTGCCGTCCACCCGAAAAAGCTGATATATATTCTCGTTCCCTGTGAGGTCGAGGACTTCCCCGGCCTCATTCTCTATTGAGCATTTTGGCATTTGTCCGCCCTCCTTATGATGTCAAAGCGAGCAGATTTTTTGTATCTCGGTAAATGTCCGCCCTGCTCGGCGACCGCGGAGCGTTGATGTTCTGAACGTATGTCGTCGAAGCTCTGCCGCCCTCAGTGCCGTTCCTGCCGGTTCCCTGCGTCGGCGCCGTGTCCACGTTCTGCCGGACTTTCGAATAGAACGCCGCCATCATCGACGCCTGTTCCTCGGCTGTCGCGTTTGCGTATGCTCTCTCGCTGGACGTCTTGCCGGTGAAATTCACCTCGCCGATGTGGCCGATGGAAGTGCCGAACGTGCTGTTTATTCCGTCTATTATGCCGTTTATCCAGCCAATAACGCCGTTCACGGCGCTCTCAACCCATGATATGACCTGATCCAGCACCGTGTGGAACGCTCCGTCTACTGCGTTTCCGATGGTCGTGCCGATACTCGTGAAAATCTTTGTGATGTCGTCCCATATTCCCTGAAAGAACGTCCCCACGGAATTGAACGCGCTCTCGATGGCCTTCCATGCCTCGTCGAACTTCTCGCCGAACCATTTACCCACGCCCTCGAATGTGGCGCACAAATCGTTCCATATTCCGCTGAAGAAGTCGCCGAGAGGCGCCAGCCCGTCTTTCACGCTGTCGATGATCTCCGGCATTTTGTTGAACAGCTCAATGGCGATCTGCGGTATTGCCTCGATCAACGCCCAGAGCAGCTCCAAAAAGCCGCCGAGGACCATCGCGAAATTCTCCGGATCGAGGAAAAACTCGGTCAACGTCGAAATGATGTCCGGGAGCGCTCCGGCCAAAGCGACCAGAATATCCGGCAACGCGTCTATGATCCCGTTGAGCAGAGCTTTCGCTCCGTCTATGACCTTTTGAAAATTCTCCTTGTCTTTCAGGACCTCTATGATCTTGTCAATGATCTGCGGCAACGCGTCCACCAGCGAAATGAGAAACGTCGGGATCGCGTCCACGATGGCCATGAAAACAGTGATCGCACCGTCTATCATTTTTCCGATGTTCTCCTTATCGGTGAGCACGTCCACGATGTGCAATATGATGTCAGGGAGCGCCGTTGCTATGACCGGAAGGACCTTCGGCACCGCGTCGGTCAAACTGGTAAACAGTATCACGAACGCGTCCACGATCTGGTCGAGGAGCGTGCCGTTCGCCAGCTCGTCGGCCACGGCGTTTATCAATTCGACCGCTAGGTTTATGACTTCCGGTATCAATTCGGGAAGGCTCCCGATCACGCCCTCAAATAATGACTTGAAAAGTTTGAGCCCGAAATTCAAAATCTCCGGCAATTTGTCGATGGCCAGCTCCAGCACCTGTTTCAGCGTGTCGGCCACGGTGTCCGCGATCTTGTCGAGGTCGCCGTCTGCCGCCATGATCCCCGACGTGAAACCGCCGAGAATGTCATTTGCCGAGCCTCCGAGGTCCTGCAACACCGGGAGAAGTATCTGCCCCAGCGCGTTCTTTGCCGCCCCTGCGCGTGATGAGAGCCTGTCCAGCGTGTCATTGAAACCGTTGAAATTGTCGAGGACGTCCTGCGACATGACCGCCCCGGCTTCGTGAGCCTCCTCGGCCAGCGCGTTCATCGTGTCCTTGCCGGCCTTGATCAACGGGTTCAGGTCCTTCGCTGACTTGCCGAGAATTTGCATTGCGATGGAGTCGCGTTCGACGCCGTCCTCCATCTTGCCGAGCGCGTCAATGACTTCCCAGTACACGTCCTGACTGTCCCGGAACTCTCCGTTCTCGTCCTTGACGTTTATCCCGAGCGCCGCGTATGCGTCGGCGTATGCTTTGGAGCCGTCCCCGGCCTGCTTCATGGCCTTCGTGTTCTTCGTGAGGGAACCGGTCAGCGTGTCCATGCTGACGTCCACGAGATCGGACGCATAAGCGAACTCCTGCAATTCCTCGGTGGAAAGCCCCGTCACGGTGGCCAGCGTGTTCAGGTCGTCCGCGTTCTTCGCCGCGGAAACCGTCGACGCCGTCAGCCCTGTCACCACGGAGGCGACTCCTGCCGCCGCCGCTTTGCATGCGGAAACGAGGCCGTCCTTCAGCGCGGACGCCAGTTTGCTGGTCTTGCTTTCGGCCTTTTCGCTCTCGTCGCCCAGCTTTTTGATGTCCTTGCTGGCCTCCTCCGCCTCATTGCCTGCCTCGGTCTCGTTGCCCTCGACCGTCTCCAGCTCGGTGCTGTACTTGCCGAGCTCTTTTTTCGTGCTCTCAACAGCCGCCTGCTGATTAAGGACCGTCACCCGGAGGTTGTCCGCCGTCTTATCCGCTTTCTGCTGTCTGTCCTCGCAGAGCCGGAGCTCGTCCTCGTATTTTTTGTATTCGTCCGATGTTTTGGAAACGCCCTCATCTGCCAGTTTCTTCAGCGTCTCCCGTAGCTCGTCCGCACGCTCCGCGTTCGCCTTTGATGTTTCCTCGGCCCTGCGGAGCTGTTCTTTATAATTCTCCAGCTTTGCTTCGTTGGCGGCCAAAACGTCGGTCAGTTGCTTGATCTTCGCCCGTAGTCCCTCCGCCGAACTCTCCCAGTCGTCGAGCCCTGCGGTGTTCGCCTTGAACTCGGCATTTGCGAGCTTTATGGCCTGCTGTGCGTCTGACAAGCCCTTTTTGAGGTCGCTTATGTCCAGTTTATACGATGTCGTTATAGCGCCCTTTTCTGCCATTTGCAGGTCTCCTCCGTCTGTCTGTTTATATCTTCATCAATACCATGTCGTCGCCTGTTTCCAGATGATCCGGCGCCCGTCTTTGGTATAATTCTTTTTGTCTCGTTCTATATGGTCCACCAGCCTCCGCCATAACGCGAAAAACTCCGCGATCCGGAGCCTTCGCAACGACGTCGGCGTGTACCCTTCTATGCGCCCACAGATCGACATCTGCATGTCAAAGATGGTCTGCGCCAGCGTCACCTCCTCGCGAGGCCCTGCCGGTTTTTTACCATCGTGACGCCGCTCATCATCTGTTCCATACCGTATGTAATGCACTCGACGAGCAGTGCTGTGATCTCGCTGATGTGGGTGTGTCTTATTTCTTCGTCCGTTATATCGTCAAATATAAGGTGGAGCACCTCGTATGCCGTGTTCCTTCCTGTCGCCATAAGGTTCCGCACGGCTCTGAATATCTCATCGGTGCTCAAGCTCTGCATTTCGTCCAGCTTTATGACGCCCATCAGATCCTCCAGAACGCCCAGCTCGATCTCGTAGTCGTCGCACGTGTATGTCTTGACGACCGTCTTTCTGTCGTAAATGTTGATTTTTGCCATGTCTCTCTTTCTCCTTTGTAAATTTATGATAGCGAGTGATCCGGCACAAAGGAGCAAGCCGGAAAACGGCGCGGCGTCCGTCTGTCCTCGCGTATCATCACTTAGTAGTTTGCCGCCTCCGCCGTGTGTCCTTTACGGCGTGGGAGCCCGAAGCGTGTCAAGCAGACGCTGTCGATACGACTGTCGTGTTGCCCGTGACAACGTGTATGTCGCCGGACGTGAACGCCACGTTGTTTACCTTTACTGTGCCGCCTGTGACAGTAATCAGCAGGTGGTCGCCGTCGTAAATGGTGGCGCCTGTTGCAAGCGCTACGCCGTTGCGCTTAACGGACAGGGTTGTGTTTGCCGCCACGGTGATTGTCAGCGTACGCGCGGTTTTTGCAACCAGCGTATCGGGCGTTTTAACCGCCGTGAAGAAGTTCGTCACATCACATTTGCCCTTTGCGGTTTCGACAACAACAGATTTTGCGCCCCTCGGGTTGCCATCTTCGTCTGCGTTTTTCTCAAACTTTGCCTTTGTCTGTACACCTGTAAAGATTAACTGCTGGCCGTTTGCTGACGCGCTGTTGTCCTTTGTGTTGTGTTCTTCATCGGGAACATTAAAACTCCCTTTAAGGCGCCACACGAACACCTCATGACCGTTTGTGTCACTGGTGATGTAGCCGATTGCAAAGTATTTAACAATCCGCTCACCCTCAAACAGCGCACCGAGGGCGTCATCATAAACCTGCCCCGTGAGCTTGGCAACGATTTCCGCGGGCAGCGCCGATACGTCTATTGTGACAGTGTCGGAGCCCTCGCCGTTTATGATTATAGCTGCGGCGTCATCGTAGTAATGTGTTTCGCTTGCCTGTTCGGTTGCTTTTACAAGCTTTGCGGTACCTGCAACCGAAAACGGCGTGTCGGCAGAATAGCCGTTGGTTTCGTCATCGGTAAGCACTTCTGCCGCAACAAGCCCGCGCACGCCGCGAAACTCAAAAATAGTATTTTCCACGTTCTGTTCCTCCTGTGAGATTTATTCCGCCGGCTGTTCCGGTGGAATTTGAATATAAAGCGCGTTCATGCCGCGCCCTGTGTGCGTCGGCTCGTCGCTCGCGATGTCGTACCCGACTCCGCTGATCAGCCAGCCTTCCGCTTTGAGGTCTGCCTTGACCTTTGCGAGTGTTGTGTTTACAAGCTCCGGATCGGTGGCGTAAAAATTGACGTCGAAGTCCCACACGTAGCCGATGGCCTCGTTGTCGTATGAATTGAAGTCATACGTGCTGTTATTCCAGAACGTGAAAAACGCCTCCGGATATTGCTCGTCCTCTGCGAGGGTTCCCTGCAAGAAAACCGGATAATTGTATTTGCTCAACGTCTGGATCAGCTCGTTTTTCATCAGCCCAGCCCTCCTTGTAGTTTGTCGGTCAATATCTTTTCCACCGCCCTGTATATCTCCGTTTGCGTCTGTTCGCCGTAAAACGCGTCATATAGCGCCTGGACCTTCATGTATCTCGGCGTACCGTACATCATGAAGATCGTCGGCAGACCTCCGCGCTTTATGTTGAAACCGACGTCAACGGACACCGCCGTTCCTGACCATTTGAATTTCGGCTCCTTAACGAGGGACTTTTCCGACCGGCCGGACGAATATCGCCCCTGCGCCGGGAGGTTCGGCTTTTGGATCGCGTTCTCCGCTCTCCGCGTGATGATCTTGAACGCCTCTCTCGCGGCCTCCTCGGCCGCTTTTTGCGCGTCCTCGCCCATCTTGTTCAGCTGTTCCAGAACCTCGTTCAATCCGCTCAAATCAATGTCCAGTTTAGGCATTGCCCTTCACCCGTTTCACCTTGAATTTCAAAAACTGGTGTCTCATGTCTATGTCCTCCGGCGCGCTTATGATCTCGTATGTCAACGCCGTCTCGCATATATACATCCTGCAATTCGGCAAGATGTCAGGCCGGAACCATGTCTCGATCACCGCCGTGTCCTCCACCGTCAGTATGCCGTTATTGACGGCCTCCGAGCCGCCGTATGTCTTGAACGATCCGTTTATTCTCGGACACGTTTCAAGCTCCTCCGGCATGCTCGGATATGTCAATTTGTTCACACCGTACGCGTTGGTATATGTCGGCTGTAATAGGAGCATGGGAACCGAGAACGGCGTCCTCGGTTTGTATGCCATAGATCAGAGGCCGTATTTTGTCACGGCGACAGCGTTTCCGCCGGAAAGGACTGCCTTGTAAAGTGTCACGCCGTCAGCGACGATGTCAGCGCCTGTGGGTGTGATCTCTGTGTCGCCGACCTTGAACCCGTCGAACCCGTTGACGGACGCCACGAAATACACGTTGTCGGCTGTGACGGTTCCTGCGAAGCTGATGGACTTCGCCGGTGCGCTCACGACGTGGTGAGTGGAGCTTGATCCGGTTGCGATGTTGACGTTGCCCTCAACGTCGGCAGGGTCTGCTTTCGTCAGCGCGAGGCTGGCGGCCGCGAGAATGACGCTGTAAAGGCTTATCAGGTCTGTTTTCTGGACCGGAACTATTCTGTTGGTGTTTATCATTGTTTGATCCTCCTGTTATTTTTTCAGCGCGAGCTGTGAGGCTCGCTGTATAAAGTACGACGAGAGCGTTCCGTCCGCCGCGCCGTAATTCCACAGATCGGAAACGCCACGCGCGACGATCCCGGCCGTGATGTTGGCCTCGGCCACGCCTGCCTCTTTCAGGAAGTCCACCACCTCGTCGTAGTACTGCGTGATGGTGTCGTCCTGATAGTTGCCGGTTATCCCGAGCGCCTTCTTAACATTTTCGAGAGATAGTGTCGCCATGTGCGCCTCCTCCTGTCATTAGGTTGCGTCTGTTCCGATGGACCACTTGCCGTCGGCGACCTTCAGGACCTTGCCGTTGCTTGTTGCGTCAACAGCAGGGAGCTGACCGCCGCCTGCGGTGAGCAGGGTGGCGATGGCGTTCAGGACGTCTGCGATGAGCGTGAGCCCTGCGACATCATCAGCGTCGCCGCCGAGAGCCGCATATATAGCTTTCAGAGCTTTGACGTTTTCTCCCATGTCGTCACGCTTTCTTAATGAGCCAGATTCCGTTCGGGTTGAGAATCTTGCCGTCTGCAACCGCGATTCCCTTGTCCACCCACTCGTTTGTCTCGTGGTCGAAATATCTGAACATGGTCATGCCGAACTGCTCGTTGATCGCGTATTCTTCCGGCTGCCAGAAAATACCGATAACGTCACCGGAGCTTGCGGTCGCGAAGTCTGCGATTCCGAGGTCGTTTTCAACGAGGGAAACGCCACGGCCGAAGAACCTTCCGTTCGGGTTCTGCGCGTCGCCGTCGTTCACTTCGAGGCCTGTTGCCTGACGGAAGATCGGGTTGTTGTTGCTGTCTGCCATCGTTTCGAGGTACGAATCAACGGTAGCACTTGTGAAAATGAACTCGCCGTTGCGGTAGCCGAGCGGCAGGGAAGCGAAAAATCTCTTTCTCCACTGTGTCCAGTCGCCGATCTGTGCCTCGGTGAATGTGATGTTGTTTGTCACGCGAGCGTCGTTCAGAATGCCGACGGGCGATCCGGAACCGGACCCTGAAATGATCGCGTAGTCCATAGCTTCAAGATAGCCTTTTGCCATAACATCGACGAGCTTTGATTCAAAAAGGTCAAGGCTCACGATTGACGACAGGAAGCTCTGCGCCAGGCGGAGCTCGATCGGGTTGTATGTGAACGAGATCTTTCCGAGCGGGCCGACTTTCTGTCTCGGTGCGACTGTGCTTTCATTGATCCATTTCCATGTTGCGTGAAGGGAACCGATCGGGAAATCAACGCCGCCCTGAATGGACAGTTTGAGTGCTTTGCTGTAAAGGTTCCCGTAAATCTTGCGGTACGTGTTGATGATTTCTCTCACGATGGTGAGAGGAATGATCGGAGCAAGGTCGCCGGTGTTGGTGGCGGCTCTGCCTTCGTACTTCGGCATTGCTGACATGAAATGCGCCGGAATGGGTGTGCCCCTCTGTACGTATTCCTTGAATGCTTTGCGGTATTCAAGAGACGAAAACATTTCGTTTTCACCGTTGTCGCCGGACTTGTTGCCTGCGACCTGACCGTTGCGGAGCTGTGCGTTCTGCGGAACTGCGTTCCTTTCTGCTTCTTCGAGAGCTTCGATGTCTGCGGTGATGTCGCCGATCTCGGTCTCGATCTCATCGAGCTGTGCGTTTATGGAGCGCACTTCTTCGATGGACTCGCTGGCCTTTGCTTTTTCTTTGAGCGCCGCTTTGCGCTCGTTCAGTCTCGCCAGTTTCTTTTTCAGATATTCTGTCATTTGTTTTTCCTCCTGATTAGTAGAGTTTGAGCTTTTCCTTTAAAAGGGCCAGCTCTGTGTTTGTGTTGTTTGTCCCGTTTATGCCCGTGTCCACGGGATCAGCCCTCTGCTCTCTCGCTTTATCCAAAACGAGCTTGGCGCTGTCCAGCGCTTCGTTGCTTCGTGCCGATATAGACGTGTCAGCATACGCCGGCCATGTGACCGCCGAAACCTCCACGACAGAACCGATTTTTGTGATGAACCGCGTCGGATGTTCGCTTTCCAGATTCTCCCACCGTTCGCCGTCGATCGAGAACATGAAACTCATGCCCGATATGTCGCCGCGTTCCACGGCTGAATTGAGTGCCCTCGCGTCGGCGTTGTTCTCGACGTCGATGTCCGCCCACATCTGCATGCCCTCATCGTCCGGGAGCAGTTGCATTGTGCTGTTGCCGTTGTTCCTCCTCGATCTTGCGAGAGGGATCATGTCGGTGTTGTGATTTACAAGGAACCGCACGTCTGTGAGGTCCGTTTCGTCCAGCGCGCCCTTCTCGATCACTTCATCGAACCAGTAAAGGTTCGTCCTTTTGTCGAATACGATCGGCCTGCCGGACAGCCTCGCGACGCCGTCCTTTTGTTCAGCCCTGACGTCGCATAAAAACGACCGGCTGACGAGTTCGTTCTTGTTTGGCATTCTCAAATATCCTCCTTGACTTCATCGTCAATATTCACGTTTACGTTCCCGTTCTGCCCGACCTGATACGTGTTCGCGTTCTTCGCGTCGATCCAGTTGAGCGACATAAACCGTTTGCCCTCCAGCTCCGGGAGCGGCTTCAGGCCGAGCGCCGTGCGCTTTTCATTCTCAAACAAGCCGCCGGTCGGCGACAGTATGTTGATCATTTCCAGCGTCTGGCTGATCGTCATGAATATGAGCTCTTTCGGGTACAGTTTTATCTGATTACCGAACGCCTTTTCTCTCGGCGTGAACAGCTTTTTCGTGAACGCCTGCGACATGCTGATGATCAACGGCTCCAGCGTTTTCTGGTAGAACGCCTCGTATTGTTCCTTGCTGAAATCTCCGGTCAATATCGGCAATGGCACGCCCCAGTTGCGGAGTATCTTTCCGTCGATGAACTCCAGCGTCGGTTTGTCTATCAGCGCCACCGTTTTCGGGAGCGCCGTGAACTCCGCTTTCATATCCAGCGGCAGAAAACCGCTCTCGCTGTTCGCCAGCTTGCGTTCCAGCTCCCGGAGCGCCTGCTCCGTCTTTCCGTCGTCGATGATGGTGTTGTACTTCACCACGCCGTTCACCGCGTATGAGGCCTTCATGGCCTTCGCGATCCCTTTCAACAGTTCCCGGTTGAGGATCAGCGTGTCGGCGAGGCTCTCCCTGTCCGGCTGGCCAAACTCGTTGCCGCCCATATACTGATTAACCGAGTAGTTGTATTTGATGTGGATCACGTCGTCGTACGGGATCGTTGTGGTCTCGCCGTTCCGGAACCTGAACGTCACGAAAAGCCTGCCGCCTGCGTCCTCGATGAAATCGACCTCCGCCGGGTTGATCGGGTACAGAGCCTCATACTTCCTCCGCTCCTCGTTCGTTTTCGCGTCTGTCCATACGTAATACACCGGTATGATGAACGCGTTATAATTGAGGAGCAGAAGCCATGTGATTTTTTCCAGAAACTCGCTCGTTGTCATCAACGGGTTCGGGTTGTTCAGTACTTCCTTTATTTTTGACTCCTTGACCGGGACGGGTTCGCTGTCCACCACCCGTATATGCTCCGGGTTCAGTTTCTTTATCTCATCAACGATACATTTCAGCGCCTGCTGAACGACGTCGCTCGCATATATGTCGACCCCGTACTGGCTGAAAATAGGCGTCCAGCCGTCCATCGTCGGCGCCTGCTTTTTCTCCGCCGGCGCACGGTGGAATAGTTTGTCGAATAATCCCATACTCGGTTTATCCTCCTGCCTTGTCTATGATAGTTATGTACTCGCTCCGGTGCCGCCGCAGGACCTCCTCGGCTATTATCATCGTCACGGCTCCGTCAATTCTCATTGCCGGTTGCCCTTTGACCTTCACCGGCTGTATATTCTCCACGTTGTCCACCGCACAGCAGGTGTTCTTCAGGCACCACTTGTCCACCGGGTTCCCTCCGAACTGCAGAACCCTCGACGTCAGGTCCGCCTCAGTAAGCTTCATGGCCGACGAGAGATATTTGCCCTGCAATATCATTTCGGTGTCAAACCCGTAAACGTCGCATTGATCCAGGAAGTCCTTCGCGAATCGCTGGTCATAACCGATCTTGTACGGCTTCATCTTGTAATCTTTCCAGAGTTGGAAATACCACGCGGCCACCGCGGCGATGTCCACCTCGTTCCCCTCGCAAATCGTGATATATCCCTGCCGCGCCCAGCTCCGGTATTCCGCGCCGGCCTCGGTGTCGGGTGAATGCTCCAGCTTTCCCTCCGGAATGAAATAATGCGAGAGGATATATTTCCTCTTGTCCCCGGACTTCATAAAAAGCGCCTTGACGCTCGTCATGTCGGTTGTCGCCGACAGGTCCACCGCACCCAGATAGAACGCGCCCCGGAACTGCTCCATGTCGATCGGTTCCTGCTCGTAGTCGTATTGATTGAGGAGTAACCATGCCCTGCTGTCGTTCTGCGGTATATTGAAATCTTTAGTCAGACAATGCACACGCGCTGCCATGTCGACCTTCGCGCGTTCCACGTCCGCCGCCAGCCTGTCGCGTTTCTTCACTCCGTACCGGAGCGACGGGTTGCTTTTCTCCCAGCTCGCCGGGTTCTGCCATATCTCCTGCTCCGAGTCCTGTTCGAAAAGGAACGGGAGCACCGTGTCGTCGTCGATCTCTCGGTTTATGACGGCCTTCATGTATGCCAGCTTGCGGTCGAGGTAGCAGTCCCGGTTGAACCCCTGCGTCGTAAAATTGATGAACAGCGGCTCCTCCCGTGAGCTCATGGACCGCCAGCACGCCTCCGCGATCTGCGACGCTCCGTTCTCCTCGTCTATGTCGTGGGACTCGTCAAGATACGTTTTTGAGAAGTTGAAACCGTCCTTGTTCTGCGTCTTTGTACTCAAACGGATTATGCTGATGTTGCGGAGCTTGTTCTTTATCGTCACGAGGTTCTGCGTGGTGATAAGTTTCTTCGGATCAAGGCGGCCTCTCATCTCGCCGATCTCCGACCAGATGATCTTCGCCTGCCGGTCGTCGTTTGACGCGCAGCAGATGTCAGAACCGCTTTGCCCACAGAACAAATCATAATTTGCGTCGCCGCCTGCCGTGGTGCTTTTCCCGTTTTTCCTCCCGATTTCCACAAGGCTCTCGGTGAACCTCCGCTTTCCTGTCGCCTTACGCTTGAACGAATACAGCGCCTCAAAGTATGCCTTCTGCCACGGCATGAGCACCATCGGTTTCATGTAGTACGGCGCCTTGCTTTGCAGGCACATCGTCTCCATGAATCTGATCCGCTTGTCCGCCTCTGTGGTGTCGTATATATAACGGTCGTCGGCCAGCTCTTCGATGAGGTTGTGTATCTCCTGCCGGATATAATATCCGACGATCACGCCGCCCTCGTCGATGAGTTTCGCGTATTCCTCCAGCCACGTCATGCCATGAAGTCCTCCAGCCGTTTGAGGAGCTCGTCCTCAGCGCTGGCGTCGGCCTTCCGGATCACGTTCAGCAGAATGCGGACCGCGTTCATATATGACTGCGAACAGACTTTGTATTCCTTCGCCGCCGGCGTCGTCTTTTGAATGTCCGGGTGCTTCGGGTGCACCACCACGTGAGGCAATTTGCGGAGCCTGTCCATTTCCTGCTCCAAATATACGACCTCACGGATCAGCGGACGTATGACGATCAGGTCGCCCTCCGGCACTCCCTCGAATACGGAAAGGAGCTCGGCGTATCTGTCCGGACCTTTTTGCATATTTTTGTTTCTCCCCTGTTTTTGTTTTTTCGAGCCGCAAAAACTCGGAAAAAATGAAAAAATCAAATCGCCCGTTTCCGAGG